TACTTCGGTTGCATCGTCCATACCCGTGTGGTCAAACTTAACCCCGAGGCTGGTGACCCTCCTCCCCACGAACAGCACCTCGTCGGCGGTGCGGCGGCCATCTATCCTGCCAACGCTGCTGCCCGCAGCACGCTCCTTCAGTCACTTGACCGCCAGATGCCGTGGAGCCGTCTGCCACTGGAACCTTACGATGTGCGGATGCGCTACGAAGTCATCCCCTACGCTGCTCACAACGATCTCATCGCCCACCGCTGGGGGACGATCAACTATAAGGCCACCACTGACGGATACACCTGCGAGAACGATCCCAAGAACCCTCCAGGCACCAACCACGCTTTCGATGTTCCCATCACCGCAGCCGTGGTCCACGGGTGCAAGGATGGCAGCCTCGCCCGCATCGTGCTTGGAGAATCGGCCAAGAAACGGCCAGAACCGGCCAAGGCTCCTGAGCCAAGCACAGACGCGACTTCCATCTTTCGGCGGGCCGAAAAGGAGGGAGTGGAGGTCAATTTCACTCCGCCAGAGCAATCATCTGAAACACAGACGATAGACTCCGCCGAAACGATCACTATCCCACGAGAAGATACTCCGCAGCCAAAGCCAGAGCAGTCCTTCACCGCCTTCCGTGTCCGCAAAGCCCTCGGCACTGAGCCTGGCCTGACTTGCAAAGTTCTCTCCGAGCGTCTGTCCATCGACGAGAATTCCATCAAGGAGTTCGTCCGTTCCAAGGACTCCGGCTTCAAGCTCGGGCCGCGCGGGAAGATTCTCGTTGCCTGACACTTGACAAAGGCTTAGTTTCCGCAAATGCAAACTCCTCTCAGCGACCTCACTCTTCCCATCGTCAACGACGACGGCAACGTCTGCGATCCTCGTGTCAAGGACGCCGACCAGCTTCGGTCGCTTTACGTCAAGACCCGCGACGCCGACTTGGAGTCGGACCGGCAGCGTGCCAAGGTGCAAGCACTGGTCGATGGCCAGCCACCCTACAATCAAGCGAAGCTGAACTCCTCGGGTCAGGGATACATGAGCAACTTCAACCCCAACGACGCCAAGGCAGCCCTCGATGCCGCCATGGGTCAGTACGTGGATCTGCTCTCTGCGGACGTGAAGGTGTTTGAACTCTTCACCAAGTACGGCACCGAGGCCGAGCAGCAGGAGTGGTCGGAGATCATGTCCGAGGAGCTTGGCTACGTGCTGAGGTCGTGGCCGATGTTCACGTTCCGCTACTCGTTCATCCCGCTGTATTTCACCCTTCACGGTGTGGGTGTTGCCTACTTTGAAGACTGTCAGGACTGGCGCTGGAATACCACCCACCTCGGCTACTTCAAGATTCCCCGCCAGACCCTCGCGTCCGAAGACGAGATCGAGTACGCCTTCGTCAAGAGCTACACCCAGCCGCACGCGCTGCTCAAATACATCAAGGACGAGGAAGCTGCCCGTGCCGAGGGATGGAACCCCGAGGTCGTCAAGAAGGCGCTGCTGAACACCACCAGCCCCTACGCCGATACCCGTTTCTGGATGGAGTTTGAGGCCGAGTACAAGAACAACGACCTCGTGAAGGGTGAAACTGCCCCGAGCATTCCGCTTGTTCACTCGTGGGTGCGTGAGGCCGATGGCACCTACAGCTTCTACATCTTCTGCGAGTCTGCCGTTGCCAACGCCGACGACACCGCTCAGAAGCAGTTCCTTTACCAGAAGCGCCATGCCTTCAAGAGCGCCTGCGAGGCGTTCATCTTTTTCACCCGAGGCATTGGCACCAACGGCACCTACCACAGCATTCGTGGCCTTGGAGCCGACATGTTCAACGCCTACCAAGCCCTCATGCGCTTGGAGAACCGCAAGGTCGATGTCGCCTTCGCCGCTGGTCCCGTGTGGCAGGCGCAGTCCGACGAGGCGATGGAGCAGCTTCAGATCACCCCGTTCGGTCCCGGCCTGCTCGTCTCCCCTGGCATCGCAGCCATGCAGGGTGTTCAACAGCCTCAGATCACGAACACGATCCAGCCGGCTGTCAACAGCCTGCGCGAGACTGTTGCCCGCAACTCCGGTAGCTACGCCCCGAGCAACCCGCTCAGTCAGAACAAGGAGATGACTCGGTTTGAGGCCATGGCTCAGGTTGAGCAGCAGGCCCAGCTTTCTGTCACCAGCGTCAACCTTTACAACCAGCCGGCTGACCGTCTTGCCCAGCAGGTCGTGCGCCGGATGACTCGCTCTGACTACCTACGCACCGATCCCGGCGGTCACTACGTCTGGGAGTGGAAGGAACGCTGCATGGAGCGCGGAGTGCCCGCCAAGGCGTTCGAAAACATCGACCATCGCAAGACCCGCACCTGCCGCGTGGTCGGCTTCGGCAGTGCTGCTGCTCGTCGTGTGGCGCTCCAGAACGTGATGGAGCTGTTCCCCTACTACGACGACTACGGCAAGCAGTTTGTCCTTCGCCAACTCACCGCCTCCGTGGTGGGCTACGAAGCGGCCAACGCCATCATCCCCCGTGCCAACACGGCCTCCCGCGTGCCCATCGACTACCAGATCGCGGAACTTCAGAACGACGCACTCACGCAGGGCGGCACCGTCACGGTCAGCCCGAGCGAGAACAAGCGAGTGCATCTGGAGGTTCACATCGGGAAGATCAGCGAGTTCATCGGTCAGTTCCAAGAAGCCGGCCAGAACCCCGAGATGTTCCAGCAGATCGTTCCGCCGATGGAGGCCATCTACCGCCACGCTGCCGAGACACTGGAAGGGTACACAGGAGCCGACGCTCCGCAGTTCCGCCAGGCGCTCCAGCAAGCCGGAGAAATTCTCGTCAACGGCGTTCGCCACTTGCAGAAGCTCCAGCGTCAGCAGATGGAACAAGCTCAGGCCCAAGCCATGGACCAAGGCGCTCCCGCCCCCGACCAAGCCGCCTTCGAGCAACAGTCTCAACTCAACAACGAGCTTGAACGCCGAGTCATCGAGCATCAAGTCAAGATTCAACAGGAGCAGGAGATGTTCGCGCTGCGCATGCAGCAAAAGACTCAGGAAGCCGCACTTGACCGCCAGCTGAAGGCGTCCCAGACTGCGGCTGACATCGCTCGCAAAAATGCCCAGCAGCGAGCGCAGCTAGGAATTGCATGACCCATACAACACTGATTGACAGATGGTTCAAGGAAACCGGCAAACATGCCGCCTTCCGAGAACTCCTCGACAACCCCATCATGCGCGACGCCTTGGAGATTCTCCGAGCCGACGCCGCCCCACAACCCGTGACTCACCAGATGCTTCTGCAAGGTGTTCGTGGCGAAGACCTCGCCTACGCCACTGCGCAGATTCACGCGACCCAATGCGGCATCCAACGGGCCATCAACCGTCTCCAGCAACTCGCCTCTCCGCTACCGAAGAAAGACGAGAACCCGCTGGAAGAACCATTCGCACACGTCAACGAAACCTACTTTGATACCAAACCATGAGCACTGAAGCCACCCTCGCCCCCGAACCAGCCCCCATCGTCAACGACACCCTGTCGGCCGGCGATATCATGGCACGGTTCAATTCCGCCCCCAAGGAAGCCGACTCAGCCCCGGCCCCCACCTCTGAACCCGCTCCTGCCCCCAAGAGCGAGTCTGCGCCGTCCTCTGATCCTGCGCCGAAGGTGGACACCCCGCTGGACGATTCTGGTGTGGAAACGCCCCTGAACGATCTTGACCAGAAGCCAGCCGCCGAGGAACCCAAGGCAGACGGCGACGATGGCCCTCCCGGCAACGCCACCCCTGCGGCCAAGTACAAGTGGGGCGAGCTTCGCAAGAAGGCCGACGAGTTCGACAAGATCCAGAAGGAGATCCTGCCCCAGAAGGAGAAGGAACTGGCCGAGTGGAAACAGAAGGCCGAGGAGCTTTCCAAGTCCGATCCGAGTCTCTACCAGAAGCAACTGGAAGAGAAGGAAGCCGCCATCGCTGAATACGAGAAGAAGATCGCCGTCTTCGACATTCAATCGACCAGGCAGTATCAGGAGGAGATTGCCCAACCGCTTCAGAAGTTCGGCGAGACGATTGCCCAGATCGCTCCTCAGTATGAGGTCGATCCGATGCAGCTTTACGAGGCGATGAACATTCTCGACCCGATGGCACAGGACAAGCGCCTGCTGCAACTGACGGAAGGGATGCATCCGCGTCACCAGAACAAGATCTTTGAGATTGCCGAACAGACGGCGAAGATCATGGCCAAGGCCGAGGAGCTGGAGAACAATGCTCTTGAAGCCAAGAAGGAGATCGAGTTCCTGCGCGAGCAGGAGTCGAAGAAGCAGCAGGAGACCCGTCAGAAAGAAGTGCAGGTTGCCGCTGAAAGCGTGAAAAAGCAGTTCCTCTCCAAGATCGACCTGCTCAAGAACGAAGATCTGGCCAAGCGCGTGTTCAATGCCAGCCTCACGCCCGACGAGCCGGTTCGCCAAGCCTACAACGCCTACGCCGGGGAACTGCTGCCTTCGGTCATCAAGGAACTCCACGCTGCCCGCGCCAAGACAGCCGAGCTTGAGAAGACCCTGGCGGCCCGATCCGCAGCCTCTCCTCGGGCCGGTGGCTCCGGCCCCGCCGCGTCTGCTCCTCCGGCCAACGATCAGCAGAACTTCGAGGGCGAAAGCCTCTGGTCGCGGATGCGCAACGCGATGCAGTCTTAAACAAACCCAAACCATCAAGAAGTGCGGAGGCTCAAAACCCCCGCACTTTTTTCGTTTGACTTGCACAATCGTTTGTGCAACCCTCTTCACAAGAGCGTAAAAGCCTGATTCCGGTCAGGGCCACAGTCAGCTCACTGGGGCGGTAAAACCGGGCAAAAACTTGGGCATCTAACCAATCCTAGCCCGGGATTGAAAAGACTCCTCTGCGTGTGCAGAAGGGAATCAACTTTTCATCTAACCGTTCAACTGAACAACCCCCTCAAACCCCACCCCCTACCACTATGGCTTGTACCGACATCAACAACTTCTTCGAGACTGAAGCAAACCGCATCAGCAAGGAGACTTCCGAAAAGGGCTGGATCACCACCCCGTGGGACACGAACGACATCGTGCCGAAGACCGTCTGGGAAGACGGAATGGGCGAAACCCCGAACTTCATCATCTACGACCGCTCGATGCCGCTGACGAATCTGGTTCAGTTCCAGACCGTCTCGTTCAACGATGGTGGCGCTGGTGATGGCGGCGGTTCCTGCACCCCGACCACCGCTACGGTTTACCAGTCCACTCGCCGTCTGAGCATGTCCCTCAAGAAGGCCGCCATTCAGTCGGAGAAAATCTGTATTGAAGATGGCCGCATGAGCTGGAACATCGCCCAGCAGGCCGAGCACGTTCTGCGCAATCTTCAGCACAACACCCGTCACGCTTGGCAGAACGCCCGCCGCGACGAGTTCACCTCGATGACCACCAACAAGGCCATCGCTGACGCCAGCATGACGACCGGCGCGAGCACCTTCGGCACTGGCACTATTGGCCAGATCACCCGTGAGATGCTTGACTACTGGTACGACAAGCTGGTCGGTGACGGTGCCCACATGAACAACGGCCTCGCCCGCAACGAGTATGGTCAGCCGGTTCTGCCGCTCATCCTGAGCCGCGAAGCCCAGGCTACCCTCGTCAACAACGACTCGACGATCAACAACATCCGTTGGTCGAACAGCGTCGACAAACTGCTTGGCCCTCGTGGTTCCTTCGTGAACCTTGAAGGCTTCAAGCACCACATCGACATGCAGGCTGCCCGCTGGAATCTGACCGGTGGTAGCTGGGTCCGAGTCCCCTACTACCTGCCGGCCACCTCTGCCGGTGACGCCGCCTCCGTGAACCCGGCCTACTACACGGCCGAGTACGAAGACCTCGTGATCGGTAGCAATCAGGTCGTGAAGTTCGCCATCCCCGGTGCGGCTCTCCGCGCTGGCCCGATGAACTTCCCGGCTCAGGACTACCTCGGCAACTTCAAGTGGATCAACAAGTATGACCTCGAGTGCAACCCCGATGAAAACATCGGCTACTTCCGAGGCATCCTTGGCTACGGTGCCCAGCCGGTGATCCCCGAGTATGGTGCGGTCATCCGCTTCCGTCGCTGCCCGCTGAGCTGGACGGTTGACTCCACCTGCTCCTAAGAGTAGAGTGGCCCCGAAGCGGGGGTGTGGCCCCACGGCTGCACCCCCGCTTTCACTTTAATCCCCACCACAAATCACCATGGAACTGAAATTTGAGATCCCCGAGGGCTTCGAGATGCCCCCTGACGCCGAGGTCGGCGGTGAGTTTCAAGCTGTCGGCACTTTCCAAGACAACGGCGACGGCACCCTGACTCTCATCCAGATCGACGGCGCTGATGTCTCCGCGATGAGCGATGAAGAATCCGAAGGCGCTGAGATGGAAATCAAGATCGAAGCCGGCGAAGAGGAAGAGGAAGAAGACGAGGGCATGTACGCCAAGGCCCGCCGCCGTGGTGTCCCGATGCAGATGTAACCTCACACTGCCATGTCCTCCGACGCTTTCACCACACTACCTCCGACCAGCAACCTGATGCAGATGCTCAACGCTGTTCGGGTTGCGGCTGTCAACGCCAACCATCCTGGAGCCATCACCTATGATCCGTTCAAAGTTTTGGTTCCGCAACAGATTAGCACGATGCAGATGCTCAATGCCATCCGCCTCGCCCTCGACGGTGAACTTCAATCCTGACACTCATGTCCTCGACCGCTTTCACCACTCTCCCTCCGCAGAACGTCTCAGCAATGCAGATGTGGAATGCTATTCGCCTTGCCGCCCTTGCCCTTAACCCGGCACCCTGACCATGGCCTGCTCGACCCCCGCCAAAGCCGACATTACCTTCATTCGTGGCATCGACTTCGTTGCCACGCAGTATCAGCTTTGTGACGCCAATGGCGAAGGCATTGACTACACGGGCTACAGCATTGACGCCGACGCCCGTAAGACGCCTGATTCACCCTTGGCCTTCACAATGGGCATCTCGTGGGTCAGCGCGGCTACCGGCACCTACCAGATTGCCAAGACCGATGTTGACACAACGGCTCTGGCCATCGGCGAGTATGGCTACGACGTGGTGTTGACCAGCCCTGCCCCAGCGAGCCTTCGACTTCCTCCCGTCGTGACCGCCAAGGTCAAGGTCGTCAACAACTACACCCAGTCGTGAGCAGCCCTGTAAAACTCATCATCCGTCCACCTGAGCCGGGTCCGGCCAAGGTCATCGTCACCAACCCCGATCAGGCGGTTCGGACGATTGAGATCAGTCCTACCTTGGTTCCTGGACCCGGCGTGCCGTCTGGCGGATCGACCGGTGAGATCCTCATCAAGCAGTCGGGGACCAACTACGACACCGCTTGGGAAAATGTCTCGGGCGATGCCACTTTGGCTTCCAACGGCACTGTGACGCTGGCCAACACGGCGGTTACTCCCGGTGCCTACACCAACGCCAACGTCACGGTGGACTCCAAGGGTCGCGTGACTTCGATTGCCAACGGCACCGACAACGGCATCACGCAGCTCACGGGCGACGTTGCTGCCGGACCCGGCAATGGTAGCCAAGCCGCGACGATTCAAGCCAGTGCCATCTCGGGCAAGACGAACAAGCCCACACTCGTTGGCACAGAGGAAGTCCTCATCAACGACGCGGGCACCCTCAAAAAGACCACCGCGCAGGACATCGCTGACTTGGCTCCTCCGGCTGGTCTGATTGACCCCGGCTCCAATGGCATCGTGGTGCGCACCGCGCTGAACACGACGACAGCCCGCAGCATTGCCGCGGGAACCAACGTCTCTATCACCAACGGGGATGGAGTCAGCGGCAACCCGACTGTCAACGTGCCCGATGCTTCGACCAGCACCAAGGGTGCGGTTGAGTTGGCCACCAGCGCCGAAACGACCGCAGGGCTGGCCGTGCAGGCAAGCGACACCCGACTTTCGGACGCACGCACGCCGACCGCTCACGCTGGAACGCACGTTACTGGCGGCACCGACAAGATTCGTGATGCCACCGCGTCTGTGGACGGTCTGATGACCACCGCCTACGCCTCCAAGTTGGACGGCATCGAGGCGGGTGCGGATGTGACCGACGCGCAGAATGTTGGTTCGGCCATCAACGGAAGCACCGCCAAAACGACGCCGATTGACGCGGATGTGGTGCCCATCTTGGACAGTGCCGCGTCCAACATCCTCAAGAAGGTCTCTTGGGCCAACATCAAGGCCACCCTCAAGACCTATTTCGACACTCTCTACCCGAGTGGCAGCGGCACCAGCACCGGGACGAATACGGGAGATGTCACGGTCACAGACTCCAACACCATTGACTTCACGCTGACTGGGCAGGCGCTCACCGCCTCGGCGAAAACGCAGCAGTCCATCACCAGCGATACCAGCGGCCTCAAGCTGTCTGGAGATTCGACTTCTCCCGGAAACTCCCAGTATTACGGCACCGACAGCGGCGGAACCAAAGGATTCCACGTGCTCCCCTCGGGCATTGGCGGTTCCACTGGCTCTGTGGACGGCGCAGTGATTCTTGCGTCGGGCACTGGCGGCAGCACTGTGCAGGCTTGGGGTGGAAAAGTGGTTGGTGACGCCCTGTTTTGGCCCGATGGCTCGGACGAAGATACCACCGGAGGAGCGGGCGGAAACGTGCAAGCCAGAGGAGGCAACGGTTCTACCAGCAGTGGAACAGGCGTTGGGGGCACAGGCGGCATCCTAGTTCTCACTGGCGGCAATGGTGAAATCGGCGGCAGTGGCAATGGCGGTTCCGCAGGCTACATCAACACCAGTGGCGCAAACGGCAACGCAAGCAACAACGGTGGTAACGGCGGGAACATCTACACCTATGGCGGCGACGCAAACGGCGGCAGCATCTCAACCCAAGGCGGTGCGCTCGCGGGCGGTTCGATTGAGACCTATGATGGCGGTGGCAGCATCAGCACACGCGGAACTGGCTCGATTGAGCTTGGCGTTGTTGGCACGCGCACAACCTTGACTGGCAGCGCAACCACTGACCAAGCCATTTCCCTGCCCGATGCCAGCGGCACGATTGCCCTGCTTTCCGACATCCCCGCCGACACTGGCATCACTCAACTGACCGGCGATGTGACTGCCGGACCCGGTAACGGAAGTCAAACGGCCACGATTGCCAATGACGCAGTTACCTACGCCAAGATGCAGAACGTCTCGGCGGCATCGAAGTTGCTTGGGCGCGGGAGTGCCGGTGGCGCAGGCAATGTCGAAGAAATCACCATTGGATCGGGACTGTCGATGAGCGGCACCACGCTGTCGGCTACTGGCGGCGGCACGGGCGACGTTGTTGGCCCCGCGTCTGCAACCGATGAGGCCGTGGCTCGATTTGACACCACCACTGGCAAGCTCATCCAGAACTCGGTCGTCACCATCACGGACGCTGGCGACATCGCCGGAGTGAACTCTATCCAGATGGACACGGCCACGCCAGCCACGTTGGCTTCTCAGGGCCAGATGGCGTGGAACATCGACGAGGAGACCTTGGACATTCAGCTCAACGGTTTCATCATGCACACGGGCGAGCATCTGCTCTACCATGTCAAGAACCAAACCGGCAGCACTATTGCCAAAGGCGTTCCGGTGATGTTCGCCGGAACGGACGGAAGCAGCGGCAAGCTCCTCATTCAGCTTTGGAACGGCACTGGCCCCAGCACCTATTTCATGGGGCTGACCGCCGAGCAGCTCCTCAACGACGAGGAAGGCTTCGTCATCGCCTTCGGCAAACTGCGCGGCATCCAGACCAACGGTGGTAATTACTCGCAGACTTGGACCAACGGTGAGATCATCTACGCTGGGACGACGACCGGGAGCTTGACGGATACCGCCCCCGCCGCCCCGAATCCGCGCATTCAGGTCTGCGCGGTCGTCAACGCACACCCCAGCAACGGCACTCTGTTCGTCCGTCCGACCTACGGCTCCAACATCAAGGACGATGAGGGAGTGACCATCACCAGCCTGACAACTGGCAACATTTTGGTTGCTACCTCCGGTGGCTCCACGGGAGTCTTTGAGAACAAGGCCGTGTCCGGCGACGCCACACTCGCCAGCACAGGTGCGCTGACCATCGCCAATAACGCAGTCAGCTATGCAAAAATGCAGGATGTGTCCGCCGCCTCCAAGCTGATTGGACGAGGCGATTCGGGTTCTGGCGACCCGCAGGAAATTACGCTTGGCACTGGCCTGTCCATGACGGGCACGACCTTGGCAGTCACCGTCACCGACACAGGCATCACCCAGCTTACAGGCGATGTAACCGCAGGACCGGGGAATGGAAGTCAGGCCGCGACCTTGGCCAACACCGCCGTCTCTCCCGGCAGCTACACAAACACCAGTCTGACGGTGGACTCCAAGGGCCGCATCACCGCTGCTTCCAACGGAGCAACTCCGGTGGTGGACCCCGGCTCCAATGGCATCGTGGTTCGGACAGGCAGCGGAACCGCTGTGGCTCGGTCGGTGGCGGCGGGCACAAACGTGTCGGTCAGCAATGGCGACGGCGTGAGCGGCAATCCGACCGTCAACGTCCCCGACGCCAGCACCACGGTCAAAGGTGCCGTCGAACTGGCCACGGACGGTGAGACGACGGCGGGCCTCGCAGTGCAGGCCAACGATGGGCGTCTCTCTAATGCCCGCGCCCCAACGGCCCATGCCTCTACCCATGTCACGGGCGGCACGGACAAAATCCGCGATGCTTCGGCATCTCAGGATGGCCTGATGACGACGGCGTATGCGTCCAAACTCGATGCCATCACCGGCACCAACACGGGCGACCAGAACATCTTCCAGACCATTGCGGTTTCTGGGCAGTCGAACGTCGTGGCCGACACCACCACCGACACCTTGACGCTGGTGGCGGGCAGCAATATCACCATTACCACAGACGCCTCGACCGATTCCATCACCATCGCGGCCAGTGGCGGCGGTGGCATTTCCGACGGCGACAAGGGCGACATCACGGTCTCCGGCTCCGGCACCGTCTGGACCATTGACAACGGGGTCGTGACCTACGCCAAGATGCAGGATGTCTCGGCGGCGAGCCGTCTTCTTGGCCGAGGCTCCGCCAGCGGTTCGGGCGACCCAGAAGAGATCACGATTGGCTCTGGCCTGAGCATGAGCGGAACCACGTTGTCCGCGACGGGTGGCGGCGGTGGCGCGACCTACGAACAGGTCGCCAGCGATGTCGCCATCACCAACAACAGCGTCTTCCAAGACATCACCGGGATGTCGTTTACCGCTGCCGCGAACACGGCCTACCTCATCCGCATCAACTTCAGCGTTACGACGAGCGCGACCTCGACGGGCTATGAAATTGGTTTGAACGGTCCGGCGAGTCCGACCAACTACTTTTCGCTCGTCAGTCTTTGGAACTCGGCGACTGCGGAGTCAATCACCATCACTGACTCGACCTCCTACGGTTCGATTGGTAGCAACGTCAACGCCGGGGGTGCCACCGCCCGCCCCGCCATCGGCACCATCCTGTTCCGCAACGGGTCGAACTCGGGAACGGTTCAGCTTCAAGGCAAGGTTGAAACCGCTGTAGTCGGCACCGTGACATTCAAGGCCAACAGCTTCATCACTTGGGAGGTCGTGACCACATGACGTATCTTTTCCACTGCGCATTCATGCAACGGTTCGCCAAGCAGGTTGGCGACCAGATCACCTTCGACGACGGTCTGCCACCTCCGACTCAGGAGGAGCTGGACGCTACCCGCGAAGACGCTCAGGCCGAGTGGGACCGCCAGCAGAATCCGCCGAAGTCGTGGCCGGATGTCGAAGCCTTCATCTCCGAGTTCACCCTGGAGGAGATGGCGAAGATTGGCCTCTCCACAGACCCGACCATCGCCGCTCTCCGATTCCTCCTTTCCGGCTGGCGTTCGCAAGTCCTTTCGGACGACCCACGGGTCGTTCAAGGATTGACGGCGCTGGTCAACCTTGCTATCATTTCCGACGAACGCCGAACCGAAATCCTCTCATGATCGCCGCCATTTCCCCCGAACTCTTTGCCGCCCTGGAGCCAGTCATGAAGGCCGGCCCTGTCGCCATCCTGCTATTGCTGGCCGTTTGGTGGCTGACGCAGGGCAACGAAAAGCTGGTTCGGGCGCTCAACGAAGAGCGCCGTGAGCGTCTGGATAGTCTCACTAAGCAGGTTGACAAGTTGGAAAAGAAGTCAGACGATTGCGAAAAGGACCGACTCAACCTTCACAGATTGCTTGCCGAAGTCCGTTCTGACTCTTTCCGCGTATGAAACACATCATCCTCTCCCTGCTGGCCGTCCTCACGCTAACATCCTGCGCTGAGTTCGATGCCAAGCTCAAGGCCAAGACCGGCCTCGACACCGCTGCCATCCTCACCCTTGGCCTGTCGGCCAAACTCAAGGCAGAGCAGCTCAAGTCGGAGTACGAAACTCTCAAGACCATTGAGGTGACTGCTCAGAAGTGAAACGGCCCAACTACCACCCGCTGTTCAGACCTTCCAAACGTATGAAGACCATCCTCACCAAACTCCGTGAAAAGTCTACCTGGGCTGGCGTTGCCGTCCTTGTTGGTGCCTTTGGCCTGCCCATCCCTCCCGGCGTCGTGGAGCAGGTCGGTGAAGCCGTTGGCGCTCTGCTCGGCGTCGTGCTGATCCTCAAGTCCGACAAGCCGAAGAAATGACCGTCATCCTCGACCCCGGCCATGGGATGAGCAACCGTCGCTCAGGGGTCTATGACCCCGGCGCGGTCGGCATCGACAAGGTTACGGAGGCAGAGATTGTCATGGACTGGGCGAACGAGATTCGCGCTTTCCTCCGTAGTGCTGGCCACAAGGTCATCCGCACTCGCATCAATGCTTCTGACCCAGCTCCTGTTGGAGAACGTGCGGGCATCGCTAAGGAATATGACGGTGACATCATGCTGTCGCTACATTGCAATGCTTTCAATGGATCGGCCAGTGGCACGGAGACGTTCTACCGTGGCGATCAGCACAAGGCCAAGGCGGAGCAGATCAACACTGCCGTCGTCAAAACTCTCGACACGAAAGACCGTGGTGTGAAGACAGAAGGGGCTTCCCAGCATAGCCGCCTTGCCGTCATGGCGTTTCAGCCGTGCTTCCTCTTGGAGATCGGGTTCATTGACAACCCTGACGACTTCAAGAAGATGACAGACCCTAAACTGCGGGCCGAAGCCTGCGAAGCCCTATCCAGAGTTTTGACTGCATGAGTGAACCAGAAGCCACGGTGAGATTCAAGAGAGGTGACGTTCGTCAGGACGGGAGAGTGTTTTGGGGCTACCATCAAGGATCGAGAGAGTATTGGCTCGATCAGGAAAAATTTGACCGGAAGATGAAAGGCGCGAAAGAAGCTAACCGCAAATGGAGGGGGCTTAACTCCGTCAAGATACTAGAGAATAATCGCAAGTGGAAAAAAGCAAACCCAGACAAGGTGCGTGAGAGTGAGCGCAAGAGGGTAAAAGCAAACCCAGATAAAAAGTGTGAAGAAAATAGGAAGTGGAGGCGTGAAAACCCCGATCGCGTACGCAATATTATACGCAAGTCGAAAGAAAAAAGGGCGGCAACTAACCCAAATTATAAACTTTCGTGCCGATTAAGGTCAAGAATATACAATGCCTTCCGTCGCGCAAACGCAAAAAAACTTTCAGACACGGAGAACATACTCGGCGCAACGGTTGCCGAAACAAAGGCGCACATTGAAGCGCAGTTTCAGCCAGGTATGTCGTGGGAAAACTATGGCGATTGGCACGTCGATCACATCATCCCTCTTGCCTCCGCAAAAACCGCAGAAGATCTCGTAGCTCTCTGCCATCACTTGAACCTTCAGCCTCTCTGGGCTTCCGATAACAGGGCAAAATGGGCTAAGATGCCTCACGAACTCAAACGAGAAAACGCATGAAGCCCATCCGGTTCATTTTCGCAAGCGACTTGCACGGCCATCACCAGAACGCTCGTGCTGTTCAGGTATTGAAGGACGTGACCAAAGACTTTAGGGCCGACCTGCGCATATATGGCGGCGACCTTCTAGACTTGGCGGCTTTGCGCAAAGGAGCGACTGCTGAGGAGCAATCTCTCTCGATGCAGGAGGACTGGGAGGCGGGAATGGAGTTTCTTCACTCGTGGCGGCCCTCGAAGCTGTTACTGGGTAACCATGATGACCGTCTTTTTCAGCTTGCTGAGAGCAGCACCGCCGGAATCAAGGCGGAGTATGCGGCCAGACTGGCCAGCGAGTTTGAGAACACACTCCGAAAACTTCGCTGCGAATGGAAACCTTACCATAAGAGGCTCGGTTTATTCACGTTCGGTAAGCTAAACTTTTTGCATGGGTATTTCTCGGGAGCGAATGCTGCCAAACAACACGCAATGGTTTACGGCAACTGTGTCTATGGTCATTGCCATGCTACCGACTCAGCCTCTTTCGGTACCTTCAACGAACGCAAAACAGCATACGGCGTCGGCGGCTTGCTGAACGTCGATCAACCCTACAACTCCCGCTATCCGGGCACGCTGCGTCACGGCTGCGGGTTCGCGATGGGTCTAATCCATGAAGACGGTTCATTCAATGTCCACCAAGTCCAAGAAATCAACGGCCGCTGGCACGTTCCAACCGGGTTCAAGTCCTTCTGATTGGCTTGCCGCACTCAACGCCCAAGAAATATCGGAATCTCCCGGCCCAGAGTGGTTGACCAGGGAAGATGTTCAGAAACTCATTAACCGAAAGAGGTTTGCCACTCAGCAGTACATCGCCCAAGCTCTCAAGAACGGGACGATTGAGGCGAAAAAGTTTCATATCCCACGCAGCGATGGGGTCAAACACGCTACCCACCACTACCGCATCATCAAATGAGCAAGTCAAAACTGCCAGTAGTCGTAGAGCGCAAACTGGGTCGGCATCAGGCCGAGGGGTTGTGGTGGCCGAACGGCAAGATCGAGATCGACCCGAGGCTCAAGGGTCGTCGCCGTCTGGAGGTACTCATTCACGAAATGTTGCATGAACGACACCAGCACTGGACCGAGGAGCACGTCACAGCCGAGGCGGAGATCCTATCGAAGTTCTTGTGGAAGCACGGCGTCAGGACGCTTGACACCCTACCAGCACGCAAGTAGTCTTTCGACACCATGGAAATTTTCGCGTATTTGACCAACGGGGCTGTAGTACCGCTGACCGGAGTCACGGACATCCAGTCAGTCGATCTTCACCCGACCCTAGTTCTCCAGACCACGGCCACGACTACGGCAGGCAGCCCCGTGCTGACAAGTGTCGGTTCGACCACTGGTCTCCTCGTCGGCCATTATGCTTTCGGCCCCGGCGTTCCGGCAGGTGCCAGGGTGGCTGGCTTCACCACCAACTCGGTTGTGGTCCTTGACCGCCCGGTGCTGCAAGCTGGAACCACAGTCAATGTGGCTTTCCACGGCGTCTCCGCTGCCGACTACGAGCTTTGCCGCTTCGACTCTGGCACCTACCGAGACCTGTTCACGACCAGCACTGCGGCTCTTGGCATTGAGAAAAGCCGACCCGCCGAAGGAGTTGACGACCCTGGATTCACCCTTGCTACTTCCGGCGTCTTTGCAGCGGATGGTATTGTTGCCATCCCGAACAGCGAGATGGAGATCGAGTGGAACAAACTGGCCAGCACTGGGGGAGGAGGTGCCGAAGCTGTTGCCACCTCGGTCGTTCCGACCTACTCCACCACTCGTCTGACCACCAGCGACGAACTCGACCACTTCGCACCACGACAGCTGTCGTATTACGAAGCGGTCTGGGACGTTACCTGCGTCGTCGGTGACGAGACACAGCATGTCTACCTGCGCAAGGCTCTGGTGATTGGCTTCGGCAACGTCAAGCCTGAACTGTAATGCCCTCCGACTTTGACCTCATCGCCACGCCGGACCCGACCGAGTTCACGATTCGGATCCGCGTGCCGGACTACATCATCAACCAGCAGCTTGCCCTCCAACCGAGCGGCAAGCTGACTCGCTACCTCCCCTACAAGGAGGTCAGCTTCGCAGTCCGGCATGAGCGTGTGGCTGAGTTTGGCGACTACGTGTACACCTACTGCGAACAGGCGGATGCAGGGTTCAAGCACCTTTACTTCGCCCGTGTTCGCACTGAGACGGAGCGGAACACGCCATTCGAGTCCTTCTATTCCAGCCGTCAATATGCGTGGCCTCCGGTGCTGGAGGATCTGTACTTCATCTCCTCGACCTTTCCGCAGTCCACAGCGACAGGTTCTGATGCCATCTCCACGGCGACCCGCTATTTTGCCCGTCAGAAGTACCGCCCCTCGGTGAGCGTGGACAGCCGCATCAAGGTACAGCAGTACCTCTCCGAGGTGCCGTGGAATCCGCAGGTTCTCCTGCACCCGCAGCCCATCCCCACCGAGGTCGATGGTTCCTACCTCGGCCTGTCGGTCAACTTCCCCAAGTGCCTTCACCCACGCATTGTGCTGCCAGAGCTGGTGCCAGGTGCCCAGATCGTCTTCAACGCCGGGGCCGTGAACGTCACTCGTGCCGGCACTCCGAAGGGTCAAGTCTTCCCGGCGACCAACTTCGAGGACTGGCGTCCGTTCGTCATTGAGGACGTAGTGCAGCCCCAGAAGGGTCTGTGGCTCCGCGAGAAGGTGACGATCTACCCGCCGCTGCGTGGTGAATCCATCGAGAACTGACCATGATCCGAACCATCCAAGGCGACTACGGCCCCGAGGAGAGCCTGTTCCTTTCCCGTCCGTGGACGCAAGGGACCTCTGGCATCATCGCCAACCGCAGCCGGCTGACCGATACGGTCATCATCGAGCCTGAGCCGGTGGCCAGAGTGACGACCGAGTTGAACACGGTGCCGTACGTGTACGTGCCGCCGACTCCTACGCCGACACCGACCCCTACCCCAACGGCTACTCCGACATCGACACCAACGATGACTTCTCCACCTACGGATACTCCGACCCCGACAGATACACCAACGATGACACCTACGGTGACGCCGACAACGACGATGACGCCTACAATGACGTTCACGTTTACGATGTCTCCGACACCTACTCCTACTCCACCTCCTACACCTCCACCGACTCCGACACCGACACCACCTCCGTGAAACTCAGCGTCATCATCAACACGTTCAACGAAGGCAAACGAGTCAGATCAACATGTGATAGTTTTCTCGAGGCAGGGGCGGATGAAATCGTCGTCTACTCGGACGCGACTACAGATGGATCTTGCGACGATCTACCGGCGAAAGTCAGGGTGGTCAAAGGAATTTCTCCTGTCGGATGCGGGAAAGCCAAGCTGGCAGCTACTTCTGTCTCTACAGGTGATGTCTTGATGTGGGTCGATGCCCACCAGTCTGTTGAGCGCGGTGACTTGCGCTCGTATGCAGCTCAGGTTGCTGATGACGAAAGGATCGTTTGCCCTACGCTGGCGAACATCTACTACGACGAGGACTGGAAGCCAAAGCGCGTAGAAGCGAGCGACAAGGACTTTTACCCGAACCGAACGTTGATGCTCCCTACCAACGGGCATCAGTATGCCTTCTCGAAGGATGAACCGAATTACGGGGTCGGAGTTGGGCTGTGCATGTCAAGACAGACGTATCTGAAAATCGGTGGTTGGAACAACTATACTGGACGCCACGGTTCTCAGGAAAGAGGTGCATCCCTCCGGGCCTTCATGGCACGGGTGCCTGTTGACCTTGACGAAAGCCTGTGTCTTGGCCACGAGTTCTTCGGAGACAAGCACCCGTCAAGAAATTCCGCGACGATAAACTACAAGTACAACAACCTCGTCCATCCAGCCAACAACCTGTGGCATTCCTACATGACCGTTTTGAGCAAGGGAGGCTTTGAGGCCGTGATGGCCCCTTGGCTAGAGTCACTAGATGGATTGGCTACCGGCAAACGCGCCTTGAACGACGCAAGCGCCATTCGAGACCGAGACTACTTCAACCGCCACTGCAAGCGAAGGACGGACGATGAACTCTTCGAGTTTCTGGCTACCATGAAGCCGATCCAGTTTGCCAAAGACACAGGGGGAGCCACACTCGAACCTGCGGCGGTCCACTTCCTCAAAGCCCACGCGACCGGAAGATGCCTCGAACTTGGAACAGGATCGGCGAAAGGAACCGAAGCTCTTCTTGAAGGGGCAATGGAAGTTGTCAGCATCGACCACATGCCTGTCTATTCCGCTGCGGCAAGAGAGAGGGTCAAGAGCCAACACGCAAAGTTTCTGACTGCCCCGATCAAACCGAACGGTTTCTACGACCTGTCCTCAGTGGAAGGGCTGTTTGACACGATTGTTGTTGATGGCCCACCGGGGACGCAAGCTCGTCGATACAGCATCGAAGAGTGTTTTCCTTTTCTCGCCAAAGGCGGCTGCATCATAGCGGACGACGCCAACCGAGATATCGAAGGCATCAAAGATGCTGTGCAGAAGTTTGATCTCAAACTAGAGATGCTGCCAACCCGCCGAGGACTTGCCAAGATCACCTGTCAAGCCGCATCGTAGATCGAAGCCAAGTCCTTGAACCGCTTCTTCATCCCGCTGCCGACAGCACCGCCACCACCGACGCGCTCCGTAGCGGTCAGCTTGTGCTTGCGTTGGGCGATGTCGAGCATGAGGAAGAAGGAGTCGGCATTGTCTGGCGAGTTGCCGAGACGGGTGCGCAGATCTTCCTTCGGCGTCACCATGACGCGCTTGCCACGCATCTCGTAAGTACGCAGCGTCATTTCCTTGGCCAAGTCGAGGTCGAGGCCGCGAATCTGGCTGGAGCGCACAAGCGCCTGTCCGCTGAACCAAAGCTCCGAGACCTTGTTGAAGAACTGCTCCTTGTCTTCGGCCGAGCCGCCAAACTGGACCCGCTTGAAGTTGTTGTTCCTCCACTTGACCGAGAGCATGTCGCACCAAGGAGAGCCAGCGCCGGAGGCATCGACGGCCAGGTTCTCGGGCTTGACGCCGTGCTCCTCGCACAACTGGATGACTCGGGCCGCGATCTGCTCGGTGCGGGCCGTGTCCTTGTTGGTGGCGTCTTCGTAGACTGGGATGGAAGCCACGCGCTCGACGAGCACTTGCCCTTCGACGCCCATGCCAACACGTCCAATCGTCAGCATCGAGCGGTCCCCGCCGTTTGTGAACGAAGGGTCAAACCCGGCCACCACCGTCGGTTGCCCCTTGAATACCGCCTTCTCGAAACAGCGGTAGGACTGGAGCATGGCCGGCGAGTAGATGTTGTCCTGCCCAGCCTCGAAGAACCAGAAGCCCTTCACCATCGCGTAGTAGCGCAGACTGCGCTCACCGAGGTCACGACGCAGCGAGGCAAGTCGTTCGTGGGTCATCAGGTAGGGCCACCTCTCGCCTTCTGGTCCGAAGTTGGGTGACTTCTCCGCATCGAATCGGATGACGTACGCCTTCTTCCCCTGCCACTCGTAGTCGTTCTCGGTGATGGACGACCAGCCGGCTTCCGGCTCAGACATCTCACCGTGAGGGTCGTAGGGGCTGGTGGGGTTGCCTGTGCCGCAGAAGTGGAAGTAGGGGTTGGAAGACAGGTTGGACTCGGCCTCGGCCACCAGCGCCTTCGACAGGTCGGGAAGCTCGTCCGCAACAAGGAACACGCGGGTTGCCTTAAAGCCTTTGACTTTGCCGATGGATTCGTTCGTTTTCGACTTATCACCGGCCAGAAGCATCAAGCCACGCAGAGAGTCTTCCCGACCTGTGAAGTGGTCATAATACCGGATAAGGCCCGACGAAGATACCAATTTGCCAGGTCCCTCGGCCACCATGGTCTGCCACCGCTTTTCAATGTCGCCCCAGATTCGACCTCTGGAGTCTTTGAGCGAGGTCGAGGTGACAAGCACTCGGGTGTTCAGTGGATCGGCCAAATAGTTGACGATGCTCCACACCGCGAGGATCTGAGATTTGCCGGAGGACGCGCAGCCCGCGATGGACAGACGGTCGTGCTCACAAAGAGCGTTGACCATGCGAACCGACCACGGGTTCATGTGGAGGGGGTTGGTCGAGCCTGGGAAGTTCCACAGGAGACTGACTGCCTGCCAGAAGTGGTACGCCTTCGACTTGCCCTTGGGGTTGGGAGTGCCGTCCTTAAACCGGTGAGATCCACCTTTCAGGAAGAAAAACAGCTCATACTCGACGAGGTTGTCGAGTAGATAGCGCCTCATCGGAGAGGCTTTGATGATGTCGTGAAATCCGTAATCTGGGATCGGCAGCGGAATTTTCAGAGTCCTAGGCACCGCTGCCTTTGGTTTTTTGGTAGCCATTGCTGAAATTTAGGCGTTGCAAGGGATTCTGCAAGGGCTAGAATCCAAGGAGATGTCCTCCAATCTGACAGTCGCCGATGTGAGGGAAACCCTGTGGATGCAGGTGGACCCTGCCAACCAGAACTCGCCGCGTTTCCTCCCGGCGCTCAATGAGGTGTGCGAACGCATCCTCAACAGTGGCCTGTGGAAGGGCACTTACGGCGTGGTGGACTTTGATTCCGCCGACGGCTACCTCACCCTCCCCCGCCGCTGGGAATCCATCATCGGCTGCACAGTCAAAGAAGCCATCCGCCCCACTTACGGCCGGTTCCACGAGTTCCTCTCAAGCGGTCCCGGCCCCTATGAAAGGTTGGAGTATGACCTCGGCCTCCTCATCGACCAAGGGGAATACCCCACCATCATCCGGCAAACAGAGTCACTGCCGATCCGACTCACCGCCAACGACACCAGCGACGCTGGCAGATTCGTTCGTCTCTATGGTCTGGATACCAATGGCGATCCGATCTTTGACGACTCCGGCATCGAGGGCATCACGGTCGAGCTTCAGAACGCTCCCGTGACCACGAGCCAGTCGTTCCTCCTCACCGGCGTGGCAAAAGACCCCACCTTGGGAAGCGTCACCCTGGCTCAGGTTGACGGCGTGACCGTCACGACCCTCTCCACCTACGAGCCGACCGAGACCCGTCCGGCCTACCGCCGCTACAAGGTCGGCACCATCAGCGCCAACACCGGTGCCGACGACCCGCCCGCCATCCGCACGCTCTGCAAGCGGCGGTTCATCAAGCTGGCCTGCGAGACCGACTACGTGTACCCGGCTGACATCGGGATGCTCAAGTTCGGTCTCATCGCCTGGACCTACGAACAGCAGGGCGCTCACGAGCTGGAGCGTGCTGAACTGTTCTGGCAGAAGGCGTACCAAGTTGGCAACCAGACGCTCAAGCAGCAGCGTGGCAACATCCGCTTCCCCCTCAACATGATCCGCTGGTCGTCCGCTGGCGGGTCTCCTACTACGATCTGATATATGGCTGACCCAGCAAGACTCTTTCAGCAGAAGTCGGGATACGACACTCTCCAAGGACTAAAGTTCGGAGAGCAGTCGCTGACCCCAAACTACGGCCCCCTGTCCGGTCCCGACGCGGCTCGCCCGTCAGGTCGTTCGTGGTACGACCCGAGCCGAATGGCCGAAAGAAAATATCGCGTTGAAGAAAGGCAGGCTCGAAGCGGAGACGGCCAAGGTCGATCTTCTGGCGGAGGTGGCGGTGGGACGGTAGAAGCGCCGAAGCCTCTATTCACCAACGCCACTACCGGCGTTCAATACTTTTTCACTCCCTCGGATGCTGGTGCCAGCATGGCCGCCAATACCTACAACCGCAGATACATTCAGTCTCTTGGTGGTAATGTCGAGCCAACGATCACGGCTTACGATCCTCGCACTGGCATGTCGAACAAGCAGAACATTGGGGACGTAGATGAGAGCATTCTTCGCCAGATGTTCCCAGTTGCCCCTGCTGCAATCCTCAACATGGGGCCGCGCACCCGTGGTACTGATAACGCCCGTAAATCTCTCCTGAGCGGTCTCTACGCTCCCAACCGCCGTCTTGGAATCTGATTATGGCCTTTGAACAATTTTTCTCCACCTTTAATACCCTTCGCCCAACCGTAGCGGGTATGATGAGCCAGGGGGCTGCTCAACAGCCGGCTACTCAACCTGTGGCCCCGACTGCTCAACCTGCGGCCCCAGCTGCTTTGACGCCGCAACAGGAGCAACTGCAACGCTTCAACCGCGCTTACTACGCCTACCTCGCCAATCCCGACATGCCGTTGGACCCAAGCGAGTCCACAGGTACTCTTCGCGGAGATCAGCAAGCTCTTGCCCGCGCCCGTGCCGCCCGCATGTTGGCTGCGGGTCAGTCTGCCGTCGCTGAACGCGCTGCGGCACAGGGCCGTTTGTTTGGCACTGACTTGACGACTGGGATGCCCATCGTGGGCAATATGCCGGAACAACAGATCGTGCAGGAAAGCCCCGGTGGCGTCCGCGTTGCCTACCGCAACGGCATTCCCGTGGGCTTCTCCACCCCGCAACGGGCACTTAATCAGGAAGAGCGTCTCTTCAATAAACCGTTTCAAACGGATGTTGCTGCTAGGCGTCGTCAGATTGAGGCCGAAACGAACGCTTTGCCCGCAGCGCAAAGAGCGTCTATCGCCGCCAGGCTTGGGGTTGAAAATACACCTTCCGCTATTGCGAACGCGCTCTCCGCAGGCATTCAAAGTGCAGGTTCTGTTGCACCTAGCCCAGAACAAGGAGAGGCGATCCGTCGCCGAGCTACCGAACTCGCCGCTGAACAGAGCGCCGCTCGGATGCGAGCCGCCCAGATCCTCCGTGCCGCTGGTGCTACGGCTCCGGCTGTCGCTGCGGCTCAGGCCGCTCCTGCGGCGGCTGCTCCGGCTCCTGCTCCGGCGAGGGTTGCCGCTCCCCCGCAGCCCGTTAAGGTGACAAAAGAAACCGAGGCGGTCGAGGTTCCTGAGAACCTAACGCCTGAAGAACTCATTGCAGAAGCCGACCGACGTACGGCTACGGAAACGCCAGAGCTTGCTTCTCGTCCGCCTAGCGCCTCAGTCCAAACCAAAATCGTCGAAACGCAAGCTGCTCTCCGCTCCGCGATGATAAATAACAACGCCGAGGAAACGCGTCGTCTTCGAGGTCTACTCCGTCTTCTAACCTCTGGTCCTAGAGAGATCCAGGACATCCTAGCGACATCGACCGGAGGCGCATCCACTTTTCTACCGCAGGCAACTGCAACGAAAACGTTGCAAACCGCTGCCCCGAAAAGCACCGACCCCAAACTTTCTCCGTTTATCAATCCTGAACTGTTGCAAAAGCCGAGGCTCAGTCTTTCCGAGTACGTTGATGAATTGGAAAGGCTTGACAATATCGCAAATAACCAAAGCCTTCCGAAAGAAACAAGAGACCAAGCTGATAGACAAAGCCGTTTGCTTACGAACGTCAATGACACTCAAAACTACTTAACGAGCTCTTCTCCTTTCATAAAGCCTGAACTTCTTGAAAAGTCTAACCTCGGTCAAGATTATTATGGGGAGGCTTTAAGGCTCAGCAAAATATCAAAAGATGCGCGTTTTGACGAAGCTACAAGAAAGCAAGCTGAAAAACAACTGCGCATGCTTGAAAATATTTACGACCGAGAACTGTAACCCATGGCCACCCTCCTCACCGATCAGGCGATTGCAGAGATGCTGGCAGGCGCACAGCCTGCTCCGCCGCCCCAAGCCGTCCAAGCGCCCACGCCGCAGCAGATGTTCAATCTGCCGTCGCCCATCCCGCAGACGCGCTTCTTCGGCGGGAGGACTTCCAGCTCTCGCTACAGCGACCCGTATACTCAGCAGGAAAAGTATCGTGAGGCGGTGATGCAGCAGATGGCCGACCAGCAAACAGAGGCGCTCTGGAATGAGCTTAAAGTCACGCCTCCCGATGCTCCTGATGCGCCTGCAAGGCGTCTTCAGCTTTTGACCCAGTACCCGCTTTCGCAGCAGTCGGAGGTAGGCAAGACCATCCTCTCGGCCTGGGATAAGGAAGCCGAACGGTTCCACAAGGGGGTCGCTGATGACAAGAGCGGCGACCTACTCGGTGAAATGGCCGAGCTTCAAGCCACCGAGGACCAGATCAAGAGCGTCTATGACACCAGCGGACGCATCAATACGATCAAGGCCCGTCGTATGATCGGAGAGCTGAAGCAACTTCAGACTGCTGAGAAGAAGGTCCAGAAGACACAGGATGAACTGACCGACGACCGCATCAAGGCGCTCCGAGACACTTTGGAGTTTCGAGCCAAGAATGCCATCGGTGACGAGCAGGAGAACGAACGGATTCAGTCTGAGATCTTCCGACTGGAGCGTGAAAGGTTTGGTCTTCCGGTCGCCCCTGCGGCACCTGTTGCCCCCGCCGCTGGAAGCGTTCCGACCACCAGCCGAGGCAATACCTTCAAGCCGGCGGTGATCCCGGCACAATAAGGCTTGGACGACGATAGAAAAGTGTGGAAATGCTTCGGCATCCGTCCATACTATCAGAGTCATGCCTATTTACGATCTCACCAGCTCCCAGACCGGACGAACCTATCAGGTTGATTTTGCGTCTGAGCCGAACGATGCCGATGTAGACGAAGCGATTGCGTATTTCGACAGTCAAGAACCCGCTGCACCGGAAGCCGCCCCTGCCGAACAACCTGGCTTCATCGGTCAGATGGGCGAGTCCTTGATGGGTGGAGGGCAGCTCGCCCTCGGCGGCGGTCGTACCTCGCTCGGTGTTCTGACCGGAGACGTTCCCGGCATGGCCGCTGGTCTGACTCAGATGCAGCAGGCGCAAGCCCGTCTCCAAGCCTCGCAGACGCCCGAGGACGTTGCGTTCGCACAGGACATCGCGCAGCAGGCCCAAGAGATGGAACAGGCCGAAGGTTTCTTTCCGACGCTCCGCGAAGCTGTTGACCTCCCGCTCGCAGCCCTTCGCCG